AATTCATTAGGTCGTGCAAGACCTGTACAATGGCTGGACCAATGACACAACCAGACCACCATGACGACGCCCGCGAGCGCAAGTGCGTCATCTGCAGTGGGCTTATCATCGGCCACGGCGAGGATAACCGATGCTGGAGGCGTGGGAATACGAAATGTTCAACTCGATTGACAGCGGCACTTTGGTGCGCCTCGTTATTCTGCTTGGTTTAATGATTTGCGTAATTGGGCCACATTTCAAACAGAACTGAAAAAGTCGCCCGCTGATGAACTGAGCGGCTAAGTTAGGCCTGCGTCGGGATCAGAGCACAGGAACGGAACGTCGAACGGTGCGCTGATACTCCTGCCTCGTTACCGCTTCACCGTCCGTGACACTGACCGCTTCGATGACGAAGACGGCGTATTCCTGCTCGATGATGGGGCCGCGCGGGAATACGCCATCCACATCATGGATGAACTGCAGAAGGACGACGAGGCAGGTTGGATGGGTTACACCCTCGAGGTGATGCGGGAGGGTCGCGTTGTATGGCGGCTCCCATTCGACCGTCCTTCGCTCCCCATCTAATGGCGTGACGATCGATATGGCCGCGGCCGGTCAGCCACAGCGTTCAGTTACCCGCTAGACGGCTCGCTAGGGCGTGCCTCGCCCCCGCTGGTGCGTTTTTCTAGCGGGTGGCTAAACTATCCATTGTTTTGCGATCCGAGAGTTCGTGGCCGTCATGCGCACAAGACCATCCGTCTGGACTGTGGCAGCTGCCGTCGCCGCGCTGACATTATTCGCCTTGGTGCTCCTGACAGTTTTCTGAAACTTTGAGGCTGATTCAGCGTGCCTCGTTACCATTTTAATATTCGCAACACCGACCCGTTGAATGACGAGGATGGCGCGATATTGCCCGGTGATCTGAGCGCACGCGAGCACGCTATCCAGATCGTGAATGCATTACAGAAAGGCGACGAGGAAAGCTGGATAGGGTATGTAATTGAGGTGACGCGAGAGGGTCGCGTTGTATGGCGGATCCCGTTCGACCGTCCGTCGCTTCCAACCTAATGCCCCCTACAATCGCTGATTAGGATAAAGCTAAAGCGCCAGACTGCTGCGATTGGACGGCACGCGGGCGACGTCCATTCGCTGTACTGAAAAACCCTTCCGAATTCCGGCGAGCGAAGTGCAGTAAAACCGCAGGTTTCTGAAGTACATGTTGTGCTATGCTTCCCGCCGTAAACCGGGAGGCTTTCCACGATGAAGCGCGCGGTTCTCTATCTCCGGGTTTCCACCATCGAGCAGACCACGGCCAACCAGGAGCGCGAGCTACAGGCGATAGCCGAGCGCATGGGCTGGGAGTCCGTGAAGGTCTACAAGGACCATGGCATCAGCGGTGCCAAAGGCCGGGACAAGCGCCCGCAGTTCGATGCCCTCTGCCGAGATGCCGCCAAGCGGCAATTCGACATTGTCATGGCGTGGTCTGTGGACCGGCTTGGCCGGAGCCTGCAGGATCTTGTGGGCTTCCTGTCCGAGCTGCATGCATTGCGCATCGACTTATTCCTGCACCAGCAAGGCCTGGACACGACTACGCCCGCCGGAAAGGCCCTATTCCACATGATGGGCGTGTTTGCCGAATTCGAGCGCAGCATCATTCAGGAGCGCGTTCGCGCTGGGCTCAAGAGGGCTAGGAGCGAGGCAAAAGGCTTGGCAGGCCTCGGCTGTCGCCCCAGCTCGAGGAGCGCGTCCGCAGGGCTTTGAACCAGCCCGGACGCACTGAGGGTGTGCGCAAGATCGCCCTGCGGTTCGGCTTATCGCCAGCAACGGTGCAGAAGATCAGCCGCCCTTTCGAGGTCGCAAGCGCAAGCACCTCCGCGGTGTGAGGTAGTGCGCGCGACCCGCGCTCGTCGGTCGCGTCGTCGTGCTCGAATCGATGCACATGGGTGGTGTGCAGTAGCAGCAGGAATGAAGGCGCATCGGCGCGCTCGCGAATTCGCGCCCAGAACCCCCCTACCAGCACGGCATACGGCGCGCCATGAATGTGATCCTGCAGGGGGACGCTACTCCTTTCGGAGTGCTCGAAGTTGACAGTAGGTGAATTCACGCAAAGTGACATTACTTTTCTGCAGGGTGTCGCCAATATTCTCGGCATGGCGATCGAACGACAGCGAATGGAAGGAAACTACGCCATCCGGACCCAGGCGAGTTTGTGCCGTGATCGTCGGCCGCTCGACCGCACCTCCTACCCAAGCAGTCGCCATCAATATTAGTGTCTGATGCTTGCTCGCTGGCGGATGGCTCGGGCAGCTCCCGGAGAAACTTGGTCCGAGTGCGTACAGCCGGGCCTGCGTGTATCGCGAAGCTGAAAACGCGCCCAAAGCATTTGAGCCACATTGGTTTAGGGCAGATAAGATTGAGAGCGCGCGCCGCGCTCACCACCTTCAAAACCCTCAAAACCGACCTTGGTACCGGTTTGTAACCGGCTCCCCTATAAGCCTTGGCGGGATTGGGAGAGTGGGACTTTACTCTAGCCTGGAAGTCGAATGGGGGACGCGGCCGCGCGCCGATGGAGCGATGCGGCGGCGGGCATAATTCCCGCATCCCCACCGCGTAAGCAGCTTAATGACCCATTACTGACGATCACGGGAGCGGTTACCGGTTTTGAGGGTTTTGAGGGTGGTGAGCGCGGCATGCACTCTCAATGTTATTCACCGTGAACCCATGTGGCTCAATGTCTTGGGCGCGTTTCAGCTTCCGATACACGCAGGCCCGATTCTACGGGAGCTGCCCGAGCCGTTCGCCAGCGAGCAACCATCAGTATCGTTCGAATTCCCCCGCTTGTGCTTCGTAGTGGGAATCAGTTGGGAACGGTGGATTGATAGACGCCTGACGGCTGAACGATTCCGTGAATGTGAATTGTCGCACCCGCGACATCGCGCGGGGTCAACGTGCGGCCCACCTGGACGGCATGACGGCGTGCATTTGGCCATGCAGCTGCAAGTCCGCGGGCAAGTACACCTGAACCTGCCGCAGACCACACCTCATCAGGTTCAAGTCCGGTCGCGCGCGCGGCAGCAGCAATGACGTTTACCGCATCCGGCACGTCAGCCCCAAACGGCAACAGCCGTGCACCGGTTTTGTGCAGTATTCACGGGCACGTGCCTGAACTACTGACAGGTAGCCCGGAGTGACCGGCACTATTTTGGCACCCAGCTTAGCCGCCTGCAGTGTCCGCGGGTGCGGTTTTGCCCTACGTGCAACGAATAGCGTGGTCCGCTTGCCCAGCTTGCGGGCTACCGTTGCAAGTGCAACCTGTGCTCCGCCTTCTGCTGGGGTGGCGTAAACCACCTCTTCGGCACCATCAAATAGCATCCCAAGAAAACGGGCTTTGGTGCCGCCCGGGAATAGATCATCGCGCACCACCAACACACCCTCATGCTCCATGACTATGGGAGCTGGTTCGCATTTGTAAGTGGCGCAATGACGCATTTGCATTGTGATCGGAAAGCAACGATCACGTGCTCAGTCAAGGAGTTGGGGAATCTGGTGGGAACGGTGCGGATAACGTTTGGAATTCTGCTCAGCAACGTAAGCGCAAGAGCCCAAGCTCTTCAGGTGGGAGGGGACCATTCTTGACTTTAAGGGCTGCTCTAATGGGACGCAATGCATCTCAGTTCACCGGCAGCCCGCAGATCATAGCGCTCTTTCCTCACAACAAGTTTTGGCGCGTTAGAGCAACCAGCAGCTGCTCCACCGCTTCAGAGCAACCGTCGCGCGCTCGTGCCTTTGTCGCCTTTGTCGCGGCCTGTAGTGAGTCGTCGCGTCAGGGGCACTTCACTGCGGGGCAGCTTAAAAAACGCATGTGCGGGGCCGCTGTGAGTCAGCGCGGGCCTATTGAAAGTACCAACCAGCCGCCCCCAAGGCGTTGATAACCGTCCCGGTGTGACTGCAGATGCATGCAATATGTCCGCGGGGCTGGTGTTCGGCCTAGATAATGTTTAAGTGCGATCATCATCGGGGTGCCTCCTAGGCGTGCTCTTTGGGTGAGAGGGGGACCATCTTTTCAAATTTTCAACAAAGGGCGTGGCTCTTTAGGCCGCGTTGCCATCAGCCCCTAAATAGCTCAGAGGGCTCCTCATAGGCGTAGCGCGGCACCCTGATCTGCTGCGTTCTCACTCGTGT